ATTCCTGAAGAGAAAAAACCAAGGAAAATAAAGATTGGATAAATATAAACAGACAGCCGAGAAGAGGCTGGGAAATAAAAAGTCTTATGGTCATCATAAAGTCCACCCTGAAGAGTTAGCAAGGCAAGCCCATGTCAAGGGACACTTTGCATCTCAAGAAAGGGAGGACTTCTTTGATGAGGTATATGGCGAAGTATTAGTCGATTACTTTTTAGAGTGGTTAAAGACTGATTCACATGAAACAAAAACTCGTGAGTTCCTCTACAGTTCTGCTATGGCACTAGGTAGTGTCAAAGAGAAAATGATAAACTTCGAGATGTATGGTAAGAATATACCACACCTACAGGAGGACAATAATGTATGAAATTAATTATAACCAATTAATCCAAAACTATGATCAAATGATAAACACTCTTGAGTATGACTCAATGAGAAGTGGAGGTAAAGCAAAGCTTAATGCCGAAACACTACATCATTTATATGCTATGAAAGAGAAGTATGAATCAAATATGATCAAACCTGCTAAGAAGGAGGTAAAGAAGAATGGATAAAAATACCGAAGCAACAATAGGCTCTACCCAATCGGATGACTCTATAGCAACGGATAGTCGAACAGAAGAACAAATGCTGGCTGACATTATGGCGAACTCCGAGTTCACTGAATCTCTACCCAATGAGCAAGACGTTCCTGAGTTAGACACGGAAGAACCTGTTGAAGAAGACCCAGAAACAGAGGAAGCCGAAACTGAAGAAGTTGAAGAAGAAGTTGAGACAGAAGAAGAGGAAGCTACAGATGAGGATGATGCGTCTACCCAAGAAGCTGAAGTGTACACTCCTGATGACTTAGACTTAGATGCTAAAGTCGCTATCAAAATAGATGGTGAAGAAACTGAAGTATCTTTTAGTGATCTTATTAAAGGTTATTCTACTGAACAACATCTTTCTAATGAGGGTCGAAAACTTGGCGAAGCAAGAAAACAATTAGATGAAGAATACGGAAAAAAGTTTCAAGAGATAAATGATCTTGGACAAGCATCTTCAGCTATATTGTATCGAGAAGAACAAGCCTTGGCAAAAGAATATCATGACATCGAGTCTCAGATTGAACAAGCTAGAAAAGATGGTGATACCTACGAAGTTAATGAACTTAAAGATAAGCGAGAACAAGCACAAAAGAACTATTGGAATGCTAGAAATAATAGAGAACAATTAGTTAAGCAAGTTCAAGCACAGGTTGAAGAACAGAATACTAAACAATGGAATGCACAATTAGAGCATTTTAGTAAAGCTATTCCAGAAATGATACCTGACTTTAATGAAAATACTGCTAAAGCAATAAGGGAGTTTGCTATAGCCGAAGGTATACAACCAGAAATGCTAGATCGAATTACAGATCCTGTGATAGTTAAATTTGTAGATGACTACAGACGATTAAAACAAGGGATATCTAAAGGCAGTGCTAAAAGAAAAGCATCTGTTGTTAAGAAAGCTCCTGTTAGAAAAGCTAAAACTAGATCTCAAAAAGAGGTAGATCAAGAGACAAGAATAAGACAAAGAGCTTTTGCTGAAGATTCTTCTAACGAAGATCAAATGGCGTTTCTTCGAGGACTTGCAGAAAAATCATTAAACTATTAATACCTCGGAGGGTATAAACAAATGGCTACTTTAGGCGTAAGAGCTTCTGGAGGACCACAAGGTCCAAGGAGAGCTACAGATGCAAACGTTTCTCAGAGAGAAGACCTTGCAAATTTTATTACGATGATAACAAGAGATGAAACTCCTTTTATGTCATCAATCGGGAGTGCGAAAGCAACTGCTATTTATCACGAATGGCAAACAGACAAACTAGAAGTTCCAGGAAACTCAACCATCGGAGAAGGTACAGACTACTTAGAGCCTTCAGTTGCTGGTGGCGGTGGAGTTGGTACTGATGGTGCTTTCTTTAACAAGTCAGGTCCAAACAGAACCAGACTAGGTAACTACACACAGATCAATGGTAAAACTATTGCTGTGTCAGGAACTAGAAGAGCTGTAGATCAAGCTGGTGTTGCAGATGAATACGCATATCAGTTAAAGAAAAGAGGCACAGAGCTAAGAAGAGACGTTGAGCATGATATGATTCATTCTTTTAACGTATCAGCTGCTGTCGGTGCTCAAAACGGAACTGCAAGAACTGCAGGTGGATACCAAGCTTTCATCAATAGCACAGACACTGTGAACTATGTTGGTGAGTGGGCTGCTCCAGCTACTGCTGGTGATGGTACAGGTAAGATCAGATCTTCCTTAACAACCACTGCTGTACCTGCAACTGGTTCTTTATCACTTTCAGAAATTGATTCTGTTATGCAGAAGATTTATGAAGAAGGCGGAAAAGCAACTAAGATCATGATATCACCAAAGTTAAGAAGAGACTTCTCAGACTTAATGATCAGTGATACTGGTGTTGTAAGAAATATAGATGAGAAAGGAAAGCTAAGACAGTCAGTAGACGTATATATGTCAGACTTTGGCGATCTAATGGTTGTACCTAATTACATCATGGGATTAACTAATAACGTTCAATTCCAAAACTCAAATGGTACTCCAGCTAATATTTCAGCTACAACTAACGTTGCTAACTTTTCAGCACTTATATATGACCCACAGTGGTTCGCTATGGCTTCACTAAGACCTTTAAAAGAGGTTGACGTAGGACAGAAAGGTGACTCAACTGTAGGTATGATGGTTGAAGAATCAACTCTAGAAGTACGTAACCCATCAGGTTGTGGTGCTATCTACGGTTTAGCTTAACTATTATAAGGGGAAGTCAACATGGCTTCCCTTTTTTTATATAGGAGTATATAATGTCATTTAAAAAATACATTAAAAACAAAGTAAAAGATTTATTTAAATCAAAACCTAAAAAAGAAACGAATAATAAGCTTAAGCCTAGAAACTCAGAACAAAAAAGAATTCTTGATAACAGAAAAAATAAAACTGATACTCAAATAGTAAAGAAAAATAATACTAATGTTAAAAAGAAATCTACTGAAATTAAAAAAGATAGGGTAAATATTAATAAAAATAAAAAGAAAAGTACTACTCTTAGAGACTTAGCTATAGGCACTGGAATTGCAGCAACTGGAACAGCAGCTAATAAATACTTTAGTGATGATGCTAGCTCTAGTACAAAGAAAAAGTTTGGTAATCCTGGAACTGGTAATGAAATCAAAGGTAAAAAGAAATTTGGTAATCCTGGAACTGGTAATGAAGTAAAGGCTAAAAAGAATTACGGTATGGGTATGGTAGATAGTTTATCAAAAGCTAAAGTAAAACAAGGACCACCTAAGCCTCCAGCTAAGAAAAAGAAGCCTGGATTTCTTGATAGGGTTAAATCTGACTTTAATAAAGCAGTATCAGAAACTAAAAGAAATTTTCAAGGTGATGCTAAAAAGAAAACAGGTCGTTATAAAAGTGTAAACGAAAGAAATTTAGATTCTAAAGGTAACTATAAAGGAACTAATATTAAACCTACTAAGTTACAAGAAAGTAGAATGAAAAAGCCAAAGAAAAATACTATGGACTTTGGAGCTAAGAAAAAGAAAGCATCAGCACCTATGTACGAAAGCAAAGGTACAATGGGTAAAGTTAAGAAATCTAAATATTATAGTGGCGGCGGTACAGTCTTTACAGGGAGATAAATATGCCAAATAAGAAAAAAGCAAAAGTTAAAAAAATAAAAAACGAGTTTGGTTTTAATTTTAAAAATCCTACTGCTAAACAATTAAAAGAGTTAGATAACTATACTAGTTTTGGTGATATGCTTACTAGTACTCGACCAATTAAATACAAAATGGGTGGCGGAAAAATAAAATACAAATACATGGGTGGTAAAATAGATGATAAGAATTATGCCAGCTGTGGTGCTAACATAATGAGAACTAAATAAGAGGTATTAAAATGCAATACATAGAACACGTATCGGCTGCAGGAGTCGTTACTCATGTTCCAACAACTGGTTGCACCTTTAGAGTTACACAAGCAGCGACTTCGGTCAGCGGTAATAGTGGTACAAAAACAGGTGCAACAAGAAAGGTTACACACTTTTCTTTACTAGGATCAGGTGGTGTACCTGTAATCCCAGCAGTTGTACTTGGTACAGGAGTTAAAGCAAGATTAGGTTACTTTAATAATAATGGTCATTTCAACTACATAACAGATGAAAGTGTTGGACCGTAAAGGAGATTGAGGACATGGCAAAGGAAAATGACTTTGTCTTCTCAAGTGCTACTGTAGATCAAAAAGAAGGCATACAAGCTGGTTTTG